ACAACCTGATCGCCACGGTGGAAGAGGACGGCTACGACATCACCGGGTTCATCTCTTCTCTGGCGGCGAAGCGCAAGTTCCGGGCCGCCCGCAACACCCTGGGCGACAAGACCGACCCGGGCCGCATCACCGGGGATCTGGCGTCCTTCGACGGATCGCCGATCTCCTACCCGATGCGTGGCCTGTGGACCACCGGCGGCGGTGCGGGCACCAACGTGCGCCTCTTCGCCGGTCAGTGGGATCAGTTCGTGGTCGGTATCCGATCGGACATCCAGTACAAGATCCTCACCGAGTCCGTGATCCAGGACAACACCGGCGCGATCGTCTACAACCTGCCGCAGCAGGACATGATCGCGCTCCGGTTGAAGTTCCGGGTCGGCTGGCAGGTGGCGAACACCATCAACAACGACAACCCGAACGCCGCGACGCGGTACCCCGTCGCCGCGATGGTCTTCTAAGGAGCCGGTCACTCATGGTGATGAGCAATCCCCGGGCTCAGCAGCCCGAAGATGCCAAGTTCGTCTACCCCTCCGAGGGGCACGAACACGGTTACTACGGAACCTCTCCGGGCATCGACGAGGACGCCACGGTCGCTGGTGTTACCGGCGGCACCGCGAATGTCAGCGACTCTCCTAGCAAGGAAGCCGCCGCGAAGACCAGAGCTAACACCGCAGCACTCAAGAAGCAGGAGGCGGACAAGTGACCGCACCGCTCGTTCGAATCCGCGAAGAGACTGTGCCAGCCGTCGGCACCGCAGGCAACGACGACGACACGGTCCTCGGTCAGGCTCAGTTCGCTGGGACCGTGACCAAGGTCGAGTACGTGCCGGAGGCCGCGATCACTGGCGCGGCGACAAACAACCGGACCATCAGCCTGATCAACAAGGGCCAGGCCGGCTCCGGCACCACCGTGATCGCTTCGCTGAACTTCGCCTCCGGCACCAACGCCACGGCGAACAACGAGGTAGTGCTGACCCTGTCAGTGACCGCCGCTGACCTGGTCGTCGCTGAGGGCGACACCCTGCTCTGGCGTTCGCTGCACATCGGCACCGGCATCACCGACCCGGGCGGCGTCGCTCGGGTCACCCTGAGCCGCAGCTAAGGGCCCGGGAACGTGGGCGACTTCGCGGACACGACGACTGTGGAGCTCGCCTGGAACCAGCCTGTCACGGGCGATGCGCTCGACTACGTCGAGTATTTGATCGACAAGGCTGAACGTCTCGTCCGTGACAGGGTCCCCGGCCTAGATGCCCGCATCGCCGCGGGCTGTCCCACGGAAGCGACTGTGGGCGATGTCGTGGTCGACATGGTGGTGCGCCTGCTGCGTAACCCCGAGGGTCTGTCCTCGGAGTCGGCCGGCGACTACAGCTACCAGCGCAACGCCGCCACCGGTGAGGGACGCATCTTTCTGCGTCCTGACGAGCTGGCCCGGCTGCTTTGCAACTCCGGGCGGGTCTCCTCGGTGCCGGTCGGGGACAACGCACTGCTCTACCCGCACCGTCGTGACTGGCGACGCGAGACTGACCAGTGCCGGGACTGGATCGGCTATCCGTGAGTCTCCTGGACAACGGCCCGGACACGGTCAAGGTCTACCTCGAAGAGGAGACCGAAGACTTCCACGGCAACGTGATCCGGCGGCCCAAGGCCAGCGGCCCGGTGACGGTGTCCGGGTGCTGGATGCAGCCGGTGGCCTCAGCTCGTGGCGCGTTCGCCGCGTTGAAGGTGTCCGACGGCCAGTCCGTCCTGGTGGCCTACAAGCTGATCGCGCGCAACGCGCCGGTCGGCTGGTGGTCGCGGGTGGAGTGGACCGACACCGACGGGGTGACCCACAAATTCTCGGTGCTGGGCGGCCCGCAGGTGCGCCTGTTCTCCGGTATGACCAGGCACGTCAGCGTGACGTTGCGGGAGGAGCGCTGACATGGCCACCGTGCATATCAACTCCGACTGCAACGCCGTGGTTGCGCACCTGCCGGGCGTTCGGGCGGCCCTGAAGGCGAAGGCCGAAGAGGGCAAGGCCCGAGCGTCCGCGATCCTGGCGGCGCACCACCATGGTCCGCCGCCGCACTCGTATATCACGGTCACCCACGGCCGCGTGGACTCGTTTGTCAACCTGGTTGACCCGGGCGGCGCGGCCGCCGCGATCGAGTTCGGTCGGTTCACCGGCGGTCGGGGCACCACACGCGGTGTCGGGGCCATCACTGGGGCGTTCTGATGACGCTCGCGTTCGTGGACGGCGTCGGCGTGCTGTTGGCGCTGTCCAAGGCCGGCCTGGGCCCGGACGTGCACGTCTACGAGGACATCCCCGACCACCAAACAGCGGTGTTGCCGATGATCACCATCAGCCGGGCCGGCGGGTCCAGCCCGGACCCTCGGTTTGTGTCCGACTTCTTTGTGCACATCAACGCCTGGTCGGATGCCGGGCCGGACCCGTTCAAATCCGCCTACGACCTGTCGCAGGACACCGCACGTGCTCTGTTCTGGGCATGGCGCAACCAGACGGTGGCATACGACGGCCTGGGGAACCCGCTCGGGCACATCACCAAGTGGCGTGAGAGCAGCGGGTTCCAGCGTTTTACCGACCCCGATCTTCCACACGTGGGCAGGTATGTCGCGGTTTATGACCTGAAGATCCGCAATCCGCGCCCTTCCTAGCACCACCAATCCCACCGCTCACACTCCCGGCACACACTTGCCCGGGGGCTTTTTCGCGTCCCCGAGGAGGACCCCGAAATGGCACTTTCCGACAGCCTGGTGACGATCGCCGGCACCGGGTCGATTTACTTGGCCCCCGTGGGCACCCCCAAGCCCGTCAGTCTCACTGATCCTGACAGCCCCTGGGTCAACATTGGTCACACCAGTGTCGACGACACCATCGCGATCGCCCGCGACGGTGGGGACACCAACATCCTGGGCAGCTGGCAAAACCCCACCCTGCGGGTGCAGCGCGACCCGGTGCAGTACTCGGTCGTGATGAACCTGCTTCAAACCTCCAACGAGACGCTCGAGCAGTACTTCGGTGCCGGTGACAAGTCGGTGGCCGGCGTGTTCGGGGTTGCCCCGATCACCGTGCCGCTGGAGCGGGCGATGTTCGTGCGGATCATCGACGGCGCCAACGAGTTCCCGTTCTTCATTCCCAAGGTGTCGCTGTCCTCCGATGACGACATCGGGGTCGACGTTGATAAGTTCATGCACTACCCGATCCGCGCCACCATCCTGTCGGTGACGGGTAGCAACCTGATGGAGTTCTACGGATCCCACCTGGGCTTGCAGGTCAACGAGGTCCAGAGCATTGCCATCACGGGTACCGCGACCTCGGGCACGTACACGCTGAGCTTCGGCGGCCAAACCACGGGTGCGATCCAGTGGAACACCACGGCGGCGGCGGTGAAGACCGCGTTGGTGGCGATGCCCAACATCGACGCCTCCGACGTCTCCGTCACCGGTGGCCCGCACCCTGGTACGCCGATCGTGGTCACCTTCACCGGCAAGTACGAGGACACCGACGTGGCGCTGATGACGGCTACCAGCTCGCTCATCGGTACCACACCGGCCGTGGTCATCACCACCACCACTCCGGGCGGCAACTGATCGGTTGGGCGGTGGGCTCTTAGCCGGTGCCCCACCGCCCAACCGACCTTGCACCGGCGCCCTTCTAGTGGAGAGAAGCACCGGCTATGAGTGAAACCACGTTCCAAACACCGGAAATCGTCCAGCCCACGCCACCAGCTCAGCAGGCCCCGGCGGAGGTCGCCGTTGCGGCGTCTGTTCCCCCGTTGCATCCGGTCGCGCTGGCTGAACAGCTCACAACCACCGACGTCATCGCGGCAGACGCTCAGGTCGCGGACCCGGAAGCGTTCGCGGCCGAGCCGGCTGCTCCGACCGAATATCCTGAGGGTGCACCGAAGTTCCGGTCCATGCACCGGATGCCTTGGGGGGTGCGGGGTCGGGCGGCGAAGCGGTGGGACGCCGTGATCGAGTATCAGAAGGCGTACCCGGAGATCGGGGAGTACGAGAAGGTGCGGGCCGCCGCTGTGGCCCAGGGTGTGGAGCCGGCAGAGTCGGACGTGGACGTCGAGGTGATGTGTGACCTCCTCGAGGTCATCGACCAGTTCATGGCAGCGGTGGCGGTGGATCCGGTCGAGTACGAGAACTGGCCGGACCGGTATGACCCGGTGGTGTTCTCGCAGGCGTTCCAGGCGTACCAGGATGCGGGGCAGCCGGGGGAAGCCTCCAGCTCGTCAAGCTGATCGACGAGCACGGTCCGGCGCTGCTCTACGACCTACAGGTCCTCGGTGTTGACCTGCGGGGTCTGTGGTGGGCGAAGTCGAGGGTCACGCCCCGGTACGTGCTCATGCTTGTCGGGCAACTTCCCGAAGGGTCTGCGTTTTTCGCATCGGTGCAGGGCGGTTCGAAGTTCCGGTCGTGGACGTTGCAGAACCACCTGCTCGGGTTCATCGGGAACAGCGTTTTCGCGGCTAACCGTCAGCGTGCGGGGAAGCCGACGAAGACGCTCCCGATCGCCCCTCCGAAGCCGCGCACCAGGCAGCGTCGGGCCCGGGTGGTGCGGATCGCGGACTTGCCGTCCGCGCGGAGGATCGCGGGACGCTAGTCCCGGAATTTCGAGGCGACCGCGAACACGATCAGAAGGACGGCGCCGGCGCCGAGCACGGCCAGCGGGTGCATGAAGAGTAGCCAGAGGGCGATCAGAACCAGGACTGCCGGTCCGCCCCCACCGTTGGTGTGTCGCCTCCGGCGAGGAGTCACCCGCGTCGAGTAGGCGAACGGGCCGGGTAGCCCCACGCGAAAGTTCAGTCCCATGGCGGGTCTCCTCTGTGGCGGTCGGTAGCTGATCATCGTCCGGCATGGCCAGGTCGTTACGCCATACCCAACTTCATGGATCGGGGTGAGCTGTGGCGGCGAACGTAGGTTCGGTCAGCGTTCGCGTTCGCCCTGATACCACCTCGTTCGCCGATGAGTTGCGGTCCGAGTTGGGGAAGATCCGGGACCTGAAGGTCAAGGTCACCGCCGATTTCGACGCGGACGCGTTGAAGGCGGACGCCGCTGCCGCAGCCGCAGCGGCGGCCACGAAGGTTCCGGTCACCTTCGATGTCGACACGGCCGCTCTTCGGGCCCGACTGGCGACGCTCGGGAACACCCTGGTCAAGGTTGAGGTGGACCTGGCCGCCGGGTCACTGGCGACGCTAGCGACGCTGAAGACCGCGTTGCAGGCGATCCAGTCGGGTAGCCCGTACCGGGCGCAGGTGGAGATCACCGGCCAGGCCGGGGCCACCACTCAGCTGGCAACGCTGAACGCGGCGCTGAACCAGCTGAACGGGCGGGCCGTCCGGGCCTCGATCAACATCACCGGCCTTCCGCAGGCGCGCACCGATCTGACCGCACTCAAAACCGCCATCGGACGCCTCAACGGCCAGACGATCCGCATCAGGGTGAACGTCACCGGGCTGGCGGGCGCCGCGACTCAGCTCACCGCCCTCAGCGCCGCCGTCGGACATCTCAACGGTCAGACGATCCGCATCGACATCGACATCCGTGGGGCCGCCGGCTCGCTGGCGATCCTGGCCGCGATCGGCGCTCTGCTCACCGCCCTCAACGCTGGGTCCGGTGGTGGTGGTGGGGGTGGAGGCAGCAGCGGAGGTATTCTTGGGTTCTTTGCCGCCATTAAAGCCGGTGGAAGCGAGGCCGCAAAGGCCATAGGGGGGGCGGCGGTCGCCGCCGCTGGTCTCGCGTTCACCGTGGCGAAGCTCAGTGTTGTCGGGACCGCGATCGCGGAGGCCGGTGCGGGCATCACCGCCGCGTGGGGGGCCGCTTCGACGGCGATCGCGGCTGTTCCGGCCGCCATCGGCCTGATCGCGGTGCCACTGGGCGCGGTGACGCTGGGCATGGACGGCATCAAGAAGGCCGCCAAAGCCATCGAACCGCAATTCAAGTCCTTGCAGAAGACGGTGTCGGCCGCGTTCGAGAAGGGCCTGACACCGGTCCTGAAGACGATCGGGAACGAGCTGTTCCCGAAGCTCGCGGTTGGGCTGTCTCAGACGGCGACCAACTTGTCGGTGGTCGCTACCGCTGTGGGCGATTTCATCACGCGGGGGGCCGGTATTGGGCTGCTCTCCACCCTGATCGGGAACGTCAACGACGCGATCCTGAAAACCCAACCCGGTGTTCTCAGCCTGACCGAGGGGTTCCTTCGGCTCGCCGGGAACAAGGCGGCTCTGGATGCAATCGTCACAGCGATCAACGGTGTCGGAACAGCGCTGAACTCGATCAGTAAAAATCCGGCGTTGGACGCGGCGTTCACCGGCCTCAGCAGTGTCATCAAGACCGTCGAGACCGCGCTCACCGACCTGGTGAACAACGGCATCACAGTTTTCGCCGCCGCCGCACCACAGATCTCCACCACACTGGATAAGATCACCGGGTTCTTCGATAAATTCGATTGGGCCGCGCTTGGCGCCGCCGTCGGCAACGCGTTCCAGGGCATCGGGGACGCGATCGCCAGTATCCCCGTGTCAACGATCGCCAGTATCACCCAGTCCTTTCAGGCCCTTGGTGCGACGCTGAAGAGCGCTGGATTCCAGGTGACCATACGTACGATCGCTGACGCACTACCGTTGTTGATCGACGGCTTGGGGCTGGCCGCCAAGGGGTTTGAGTCTCTTGGTTTCACCGTCTCGACCCTTGAGCTGGCGTTCCTGAACGGTGCCAAGGGCATCACCTTCGTCACTGATGCCCTCCACATCACGACCGGTGCCATGGGCCAGGTCCAGGGTCTGATCGACGGCGTCACCGCCCGGATGAACAACCTTCCGGCGGGCACTACCGCCGCCGCGACGGGCCTCGACCAGTTCGGCAATGCGGTCGGCGAGATTCCTGGCGTTGTCGCTCCGGTTGGGCCGGCCATCGATCAGGGCCTGATAAAGCCGTTCCAGGACGCTCCTCCCGCTATCGGTACGGCGATGTCGGGGGTCTCTCCGGCGGTGGCGGGCGGGCTCCAGGACGTGATCGGAACCATCACCACGTCGTTGGCCCCGGTGGTGCCGACCACGGCCGCCGCGCTGGCCCAGATGGGCCCCGTAGCGGGGACGGCAGCAGCGGCGGTGACACCCGCCATGATCGCTGGGTTGGACCCAGCCGAAGCCGCCATCGCGGCAGCCGCTCAACGCGTCGTCGGCCACTTCGGTACGGGCTTGGGGAACATCTCGCCCGCTACGGCGGCGGCCCTCGGTGTCGTTGGCCCAGCGGTCACTACCGGGCTCACCCCGGCGCAGGTCGCGGCGACCACGGGCGCCGCAGCCGTCGGGACCGCGTTCACTACCGGATTGGCCGCCTTGGGTGCGCTGATCCCGGCCGCGTTCCTCCCGGTCTCGACCGCCTTCACCACTGCCTTTCAGGCCCTGGCCACCGTTGCCGTGCCGGTCGGCTTGTTGGCTATCCAGACCGCGTTCACCACCGGGTTCGTCGCGCTCGCCGCGATCTTCCCCAGTCTCTTCGTCCCCATCACCACCGCGTTCACTACCGCGTTCCAAACGCTGGCCACTGTGGCGGTGCCGGCGGGCATGTCGGCCATCCAGACGGCGTTCACAGCGGGTTTCGCCGCTCTGGCCGGCTCGGTCGCCGCCGCGTTCCTCCCGATCTCGACCGCGTTCACGGTCGCGTTCCAGACGCTGGCCACTGTCGGGGTCCCGGCCGGGATGCTCGTAATCCAGACGGCGTTCACAGCGGGTTTCGCCGCTCTGGCCGTCTCGATACCGACGATCTTCACCGCACCGTTCCAGACCGCTGTCACGGTCGCCTTGACGGCGGTCGCGGCGGTCATCCCCACGCTGTTCGCCCCGGTCACCGCCGCGTTTACCACCGCGTTCGCGGCCATTGTGGCGTTGGTACCCACTAACCTGGGTGTGCCGATGAACGTGGCGGTGACCACGGCCATGACGGACTTCAATACCGCCGTCACCACCGGCTTCGTCACGGTGGTCGCGTCGGTCACCGACGGCGCGAACGCGATCATCGACGTCCTCAACCAGCTTCCTCCGGCCGGGCAGAAGACCGGAACCAACCTGATAGCCGCCATGGCCGCCGCGATCTTGGACGGCCAGTCTCAGCTGGTCAACGCGATCGCACAGGTCATTTCGGCGGCCATCTCGGCGGCCACGTCCGCGTTGCAGATTGGTTCGCCGTCCAAAGTGTTCTGGACCATGGGCGACATGGTCGTGGCCGGTCTCGCGGGCAGCCTGCTCGCGGGTCGGGACAAGGTTGCGACGGCGACCGAGAAGATGCTGTCCGGGGCAGTCGACGTCGGCAGCCGGTTCAGCTCGAACTTCGAGCTACCGGACTGGTCGGCCCAGCATGCGGGCGTGGCTTCGCAGCTCAGCCTGGCGGCCACCATGAGCGCCGCCGAGCCGACCGCCGCACCGCAGGTCAACGTGTACGTCGGCAACGAGCAGCTGGACGCGCGCACCGACTACCGGATCGGCATGCACGACACACGGGTGCGCGGTGCGCTACGAGCACGAGGTAGGAAATAGTGGCGGATCAGACCTCGATCAAACTGCCTGACGGCACCATCGGGTTGGGCAGCTGGACGGTGGTCGGGGCCGGCGGGGTGGCGCACACCGCGCTCTCCGACGGACTGGACACCACCTACGTGCAGACCTCCGCGCGCTGCATGCTGGTGTCGCAGAAGCTGCGGTTGTCCATCGCGGACTGGACCACGGGCGACATCCCGACCGGATCGAAGATCAAGAGTGTTCGGGCCGTCGCCAAATGCGGCACGGTGACCACCACCAACCGGCCCCGGTTCGTCCTCAGCTTCGCACAGCTGGTCTTCTTCGTGATCCTGACCGGCAACATCAGCCGCATATTGCAGGCGATCTTCTCGTGGAGCTGCCCCCGGCCACCACCGGCCGCGCCGACCACTCAATGGGTGTGGCAAGAACTGGAGTACAAGACCCGGGACGCCAACAACGAGGAGTGGACCCTCTCCTCCGTCAACGCCTTCGAAGTCCACCTCTCCCGCGATGACGTCACCGGGGTCAACGGCAAGATCGGCGAGGTCACGGTCGAGGTCGCGTTCAACGAACGCCCGGTCGGCACCGCCACCGCCCCGACCACAACCCAGACGACCACCACCAGACCACTGCTGACGCACACCTACACCGACGACGAATCGGACCCCCAAGAAGCCGTCCGGTGGCTGATCTACAACGACACCCAGTACGGGGCCGGCGGGTTCGACCCGAGCCTGAACGAACTCGACGATCCGATCAGCAAACCGTACTGGGACTCCGGCTGGGTGTTCGGGGAGGATCTTGCGGTGGCTGTGGCCCAGGACCTGGTCAACGACGACTACCGGGGGTACGTGGTCGTCCGGCAGAAGTGGGACGGCATCGGAACGCACACCAGTGTGCCGACTTTCGTGTCCTGGACGCAGAATGTGCCGGGGCCACCCGCACCGGTCATCACCGCCACCGCTGAGGACTCGTTGTGGCGGATTCGCCTGGACGTCGGTAAAGGCGGGACCAGCCCGGTCACCGAAACCTATGACATCTACTGCTCGGACAATGCCGGGGTGGACTGGGATCTGGTGCGTGACGGTTACCAGGTCATAGCTGTGGGTGGCGACACCGCGCAGCTCTGGGATTGGGAGGCGCCGCTGAATGTGGCGCGCTGGTACAAGGTCCAGGCGTTTCGCACCCTGGGATCGATTAAGATCGGCGGCGACTTCTCCACCGTCGTCATGGCCACCCCCCGAAGCAAGGAATTCCTGCTGAAGGACCCGCTGGTGCCCGCCCTCAACATGGCGCTCCCTGTCGGTTACAAGGGGGACTCGCCGGTCCGGAAGCGCTTGCAGAGCTTCCATAAGCCGTTGACGAAAACCGGCGAGGCGGCTTACGCGGTGGCCACCATCGGGCGCCGTTACGGGGTGGAAAGCACCCTGGTCATGCCGTTCCTGGTTGACGGTGACGCCGCATGGGACGCCTTCAACGCGCTCTACGAAGGTGGGCGGGTGCTGCTGTATCAGATGCCCACAGGGAAGCAGTACTACATTCATTTCGACGGCGAGCCGGAGCTGGTCGACTGGGACATCGACTTCAGACTTGGCGAGACCGACGAACCGGCCGAGGTGATGTACCGGATCTATTCGTGTGACTACCAGCAGGTGAGGAGACCCTGAGATGCAACAGGCATCGCTCGAGCTTCAGAACGCCGTGCGCGGGGACTACACCAAAATCGATCGGGTGCTACTGACCCGCGACGGATCCGTCATCCTGGAGCTGGAGGCCATCGCCGGGTCGGTCGACGCCGACAGCGGGGCCGAGGCCGCCCGGCGTTTCACCGCCGACGTCCCGATTCCGGCGGGTATGGAGGAGCTGATCCCGTATGACCTCGACGACCCGACCGCCCCGTTCGGAACCGAAGCCATCGTGGCGACCGGTGCCCGGATCCCGGCGATGAGCGAGGTGGTTCTGATCGCCGAGGACGCTACGGGGTGGAACGCCGGCACACGCCTGGACATGGTCGTGGACGGCAACGGGGATCTCGTTCTGGGGTTCAGCTGAATGGGTGACGACCAGGTCGGGTTCGAGATCGTCGAGGAAGCCGTGCTGGAGAAGTTCCGTGCCGGGGACACCGGGCCCTACGAGATCGTGACCATGCACGCCGACGGCACCGTCTCGACCTGGCGCAGGGATGGGGAGGAGATCTGAGTGGCGCTGACCACGGCGGGGCGGGACCACATCGCCACCACATTGATCGGGAGCGGGGTGACCGCGTTCAACGCCGCCAACGCGTTCCTTGGGGTGGGGGACTCCACCACCGCGTTCTCCGCCGCGCAAACCGATCTGGTGGCCGCGACGAACAAACTGCGCAAGGGCATGGCGGCGACCTTCCCGACACGTGCAACGAACGTGCTGACCTTCGAGACCACGTTCATCGAGGCCCAGGCCAACTTCGCGTGGCAGGAATTCGGGGTGTTCAACGCTGCTAGCGCCGGCACCATGCTGTGCCGCAAGGTTCAATCATTGGGTACGAAGACCTCCGCGGAACAGTGGAAGCTGACGTACACGGCCACTCTCGTCGCGTCCTGACCGGTGGTCTCCCAGGGCGGTAGCTGATGGCTGTCACGGTCCGCTCGGCGGCGTCCGACGCAAACTACTACACCGACGTGCAGGGCAACTGTGTCGTCACCAAGCCCGCCGGGGTCGTGGACGGCGACCTGTTGTTCGCGTTCTCCGGGCAGGACGATTCCGCCGGGACCGCGCTGGCTGATCTGCTCGCCCCCGGCGTCGGGTGGGGCGAGATCGGCGCCCAGTACAACACGACGTGCGGATCCTTCAAGGTGTTTCAGAGGGTCGCCGACAGCGAGCCCGCGTCCTACACCTTCCCTCGGCACGCCAACGTGGACGGTGTGGCGGGGGTCATCGCCATCACCGCAGGTACCTACAACTTCGACACCCCGCTGGTGGCCGTCCCGACCTTCGCCACCGGCACGAGCAACGTCACCTCGCACGTAGCCTCAGCTGTCACCGGTGCTGTCAGCGGACTGTTGGTCTGTGCGTTCTTCGGAGGCACCAACTCCGAGGCCGCCCGGACGCACACCACCCCGGCGTCGATGACCGAACAGTTCGACGCCAACGCCGCCGGCTGGATCACCCTGTCTACCGACACTCAGGCGTTGGCGTCGTCGGCGTCCACGGGCACCCGAACCTCGACGTGTTCGGCGGCGTGTCGTTACCTCACGGTGTCGCTGGTGGTCAAGCCGCTGATCCTGGTCGCTCAGGCGGTCACCGACACCCTGACCATCGGTGTCACCGACACCGTTGCCTTGGTGGTCCCGGTCAACAAAGCGGTCACCGACACTCTGACCATCGGCGTCACCGACACAGTTGCCAAGCAAGTCACGTTCGGGCCCACAGTGGGGACGTGGACGTCCCCGACCCAGGCGCTGCCCGAGTTCCCGATCGCCGGCAGCTCGTTGTTCTGGGATGCCACGGTCCCCGCTGGCGCGGCGGTGGCGGTGATGACCAGCATCGACAACGCCGCTTCGTGGCAGCCGGCCAGCAACGGGGGCGCAGTGCCGAATCTGCCGATCGGGTCCGATTCGGTGAGAGCGGTCATCGTCCGGGTCACGTCGACTCGGTCGGACGCCGCGCTGGTGGCGAGCCCGAAGCTGCATCGGTTGGAGCTGCGGATAGCGATCGACGGTTCGGTGGACGAGTGGTGTCAGCTCGGCCGGTTCTTCATCGACGATTCCGAGATCGTGGACGACGGCACCAGCCTGGTCCTGCGGCTGACCGGGGCGGATCTGTCCCGCAAGGTCGCCATGAACACCTGGGACGAGACGTTGATCGTCGCGGAGGGCACCAACGGGCGTGACGCGATCGTCGCGGTGATCTCCAATCGTTGGCCCGAGGCTGTGTTCAACCTGGCCTCGACCGAGTACACGGTGCCCAGGCTGTTCTACGGCGAGGCCGGTAAGGATGCGGGCAATCCATGGTCGGACGCTCAGGCGATCGCGCGTGACCTGGGGTGGGAGTTGTTCCTGGATGCGTTCGGGGTGGTCACTTCACGCCCGGTGCCCGACCCCGACGTACAGCCGGCGGTGTGGACGGTCACCGACTCCGTACACCCGACCATGATCGATTTGTCTCGGCGGATGACCAACGAGGACACCTTCAACCAGGTGATCGTCAACGGGGAGTCGAGCTCCAACGATGTGCCGGTCACCGCGTTCTGGCGCGACCTCGACCCCACCAGCAAGACTGTGTGGGGTGGCCGTTACGGCAAACGGACCAAGACCATCCGCTCGGACAAGGTGTCCACCACCGCGCAGGCCCAGCAGGTGGCCGACGCCGAGGGTTTGAAGGTCAAGGGCGCCACCGAGATAGTGCGGATCAGCATGTTGACCTGCCCGTTTTTGGATCCGGGGGATGTGATCGAGGTCGACCGCACCCACTCCAAGACGATCGGGCGGTTCGCCATCGACGGGTGGCACATCGCGCTGGGGCCAGACGAGGAGCTGATGAGCGTGAACTGCCGCAGGCAGCGTCAGTGACTGTCCCGGCGGGGGACCCGTTCGACATCGAGCGCACCGCTGATGTCCTCACCGACACTGGACTCAACGAGGCCCCCACACTGGAGTTACGCCAGGGTGTGGTCGCCTCTGTGGATCTGGCCACCGCCACGTGCAGTGTCCGGTTGGGGGGCAATCCGCAGGCCGTCCCGCTGGTCAAGTACTTGTCCAACTACAAGGCCACCGTCGGCGACACCTGCGTGGTGCTGGTCAACGGCACCGACATGTACGCGCTGGACCGGGACGGCACTTTCGGGTCGGCGGTGTTCGCCGGCTACACCGTCCAGTTCGTGCAGGCTCAGGAGTCCCGCTCATCCGCCACTTACGGCGACCTGGCCACGGTGGGGCCGTTCGTCTCGATGAACGTCCCCGCCTCCGGGTCGATCCTGCTGGGGATCGCTGCGCACATACAGAAGAACAACACCACTAACGGCGAGTGCCTCATGACCACCGCCGCGTCTGGGGCCAACACCTGGGCGGCTGGCGCGACGTGGCCGACGGCGGGTATTGGCGAGCTCATCTCCAGTGGCGGTGCGGCACCCACCGTGGCGTGCGGCTCGGTAAACATGATCACCGGACTCAATCCCGGGCTGACGACGATCACCGTCAAGTACATTTCCACCAATGCCGGATCAGCGGTCTTTGATTCGCGCTTGCTCTGGTGCATCCCGATCTGATGGCCATCCCCTACGAGTTCACCGAATTGAACATCGACCTCGACGACATCCGGGAGCAGGTCAGCGCGTCCCTGGGCAGACCGGTGGGAGTGGTCGCCCGTTGGCCGGTCAAGGGCCGACCGGGGATCCTGCTGTTCGAGGACGACACCACCACCGAGCGCATCGACGTCGACCCGGCCGTGGTTGACGTGGCCCTCACCGTCACCAGGGCGCGAGAGGCGGCACGCGATGCTGACCCCGGTCAGAGCGTGTACACACAGCTGCTCGCGGATCTGGGCGCCGCCGGCACCGACGTAGCGGCCCGGTGGGCGGTGGTGGGTCGACTTCTCGCCGCGCTGGCGCGGCAGGAGGCGGCGGAGAACCTACGGGCCACGACCACGCGGGCCCGGCTCAAACAACGGTTCCGGGAGTCGCTGGACCGCGCGGCCAAGACTCCCGAGCAACCTTTCGTGCACCCGCGTGAGCTGTGGGAACGCGACTTGGCGGCCAACCGCAGCACGCGCCGTATCCGGGACGACCGCCCGCCCCGTGGAGGCCCGACATGATCCGGCGTAAGTGCTGATCGCCGCACTGGGTGTGACCGTGTCAGTAGCCCAGGCCATTGCCGCTGAGGGCGTGGAAGCCGTCCCCGGTCTGGTCAGTTACGGCGGTGTGGGGATCCTGGCCATCGCGCTGCTGTGGGCGGTGCGGGAGCTGTGGGCGCGGGAGAAGACCAACTCCGATCACCACCGGGAGCGCGCCGACCGAGCCGAGGCCGAGGTGCGACGGCTGAACGATCTGATGCAGTCCTCCACCCTCCCGGCGGTGGTGAAAGCCACCGATGTGATCGGGCAGCTACTGGCGAAGTCGACGCGGCGGGGGCCAGCGTGATGACTGTGGACCGGGAACGGACCAGCGCTTAGCTGATCGAAAGGTCGTCGGCGTCCCGCGCTCAACTCGCTGAGGTGACCGCCCGATTGAACTGGTTCATCGCCGAGCTGGCGCGGGAGTTCGACCTGGACGACGAGGACCGGGAGCGAGATGCCGACGCCTGAGGATGTGGAACGCCGCCGTGCCCTGACGGTGGTCGCGGCCGAGTTGGGTGCTGAAGTGGCTCGGCTGACGGCCGCGTCGCACGCTCAAGCGCAGGCCCTGCACGGCTTGGCGCTGGAGGTGGAGCGGAAGACGTGGCGCACCACCATCAAGATCCGGTGGATGATCGTGTTGGTGATCATGGACCTGGTGTTGTCCGGGGCGATGCTGGTGGGATACCTGCGAATTAAGGAAGTCGTTCAAGGTCAGGAAGTCGTCCGCTCCCAAGTGCTATGTCCAATGTACAAGATCTTTTTAGGCAGTTACCAGCCGCAGACGCGAGCGCCCGGCCCCGACCGGGATAAGTACGAGGCTGCGTTCAAGGACATGTGGAGCCAGTACGCGGCCCTGACCTGCGCTGGCGCCCTCGTCCCACCCCGCAGTGATCTGGGACCCCCTAGGCCGCCGAGCTGATGGCTCCGGTCGCGGCCGCCGCCGATGTTCTCGACCCGCACGACCCGACGTTGAGCCCCGCCATTCGGGCGGCCGTCGAGTTCCTGGCAGCCGAACAGATCCGCTGGTGGCGGGCCATCCACCTGCACGTCCCCGGCGCGAACGGCTGGTGCGTGCTGCACACCGCCCGGTTCCCGTGCTTGACATTTCAGCTCGCCGACGCCGCCCGCCGGCTGGCCGGCGAGTGCCCGCACCCCGTACACCCGAGGAGCTCCGATGACGCCGCCCATGATGCCGGATAGTCCGTGCGATCTCCTCAACATCAGTCCCGGGCAGAACTGCTTCAACGTCGGCATCGGACGGGCGGCGGCGCACACCGACTACACCCTCACTCAGGTCGCGGCCGGGTACAGCTCGGTCCCCGAGTTCCAGGTGACCCCGGACGGCACAGCGGTGCAATTCCGGGTGTCCACCGCCGGTAAGACGACCTCGAGCGGCACGAAATACCCGCGCGTCGAACTCCGCCAGGCCAACCCGGACGGTTCGCTGGCGTCGTGGGATGGCAGGGGTGCGGGCGCCACCTTCGAAGGCGTGTCCATCGTCCGGCACCTGCCCCCGAACAAGCCGTGGGCCTGCGTCACCCAGTGGCACGACGCCAGGTCGGATCTGGCCCGGCTGCAGATCGAAGGCTCGAGCCTGTCGGCGCTGAAGCTGGTGTGTCGCAACACCCCGCCCGGCTCCAGCAAGGAGACGGTGAAGACGGTTCGTGCCGGCTACACGCTGGGTGACCGGATCGACTGGCGGTGGGAGATCGCCTACGGAGTAGGCAGGCTCCTGCTCGACGGTGTGGTGGTGCAGACGTTCCCGGCGGACGAGTCCGGTCTGTATGCCAAGTGTGGGCTGTATTTGCAGACGAACGCGACCATCGACTCGGCCTCCGAGTATGGCATCGTGGAGATTCTGCGCGGCAGTCTCCGTTGCGTGGCCGGGATCGTCGCCCCGCCGGGACCTGTCCCGTCTTCCGGCCCCGTGATCATGATCATTCGTCATGGGGAGAAGGACGACAACGCCGACGGCAAGGACGACGTAGCTCACGGCCTGTCCGCGAAGGGCCGCAAGCGGGCGCTCGCCATCCGGGACCGGGGCCTGTTCATCACGCCTCGTGTTGATTTGGCGATTCCAACGTACATTTTCGCGTCCGGGCCGGCGCCAACGAGGATGGTGGAAACCGCGAAGCCCACGGCGGACGCCCTGCACCTGCCCATCGACGCCAGCCTGGACAGCGAGAACGCGGTCACCCAAACCGCGCAGCTGCTCGCCGTGCAAGCCCTGGCCGGCAAGGTCGTGCTCGGGGTGCTAGAGCACTCTTGCATCGCCGCCGTCGCCAGTGCGCTCGTCAAGACGCTGGGCGGGCACTGGAGTGGGAAGCCCCCGTCGAGCTGGAGCGACTCCGACTTCTCGACGATCTGGCTGTTCAGGGGGGACGGAAAGGGCAACTGGTCGTTCGTCCAGACCGATGAGGGTGTGTTACCGGGCGACCCCGGGTTTGCAGCACCCCCCGTGTCGGGCCCCAAGTTCCCGGAGTCGCGGTGGTGGGCGAAGTACGCACCCCGTGGTACCGCCGTGGCGGCGGCCTGCGCGGCGGCGGTCGCGGTCGTTCTGGCCTCCTTCGGTGTGGACTGCGGGGCCGACTGCCCATCGACCGGAAACCCGCCCGTCACCTCCGTG